TCGCGGTCTTCGTGGTTGACGTCCGTGAGGTTGCTTCCGTTGCCGGTCTCGTATACGGTGACCGCGCCTTGACGGTAGAGCTCGGCGGTCGTGTTAACGACTTCAAAGCCCATGCCAATGACACGGTAGTTAACAAGATCGGTGGCCGACCCGCTCGAGAGGTAGTCATCGAGGTGGAGGCCGGCGTGGGCACCGTCAAGGTTGAACGTGCGTCTACCAGACTCGACGGCACTGAGCACTAGACCATCAAGGCGACGTTCAGTAGATTTCTCATACATGAAGTTGCCGGGAGCGTTGGTCGGATCACCGCGGGGGTAATACGTGCCAACGTCGGTGTAGTACCTGCTGTTGGTCGGCTCGGAGAAGTCGACGGGGGACATGAAGATGTTCACGTCCCACGGCTCGGTGGTTCCCTCGGGTGCGGAGTAGGACAGACTCTGTTGGGTACGCACGATGACACTCGGTTCAGTTTCGAGATCAGGAAGGCCTTTAAGGCCTGTAATCTCGTAGTCATGAAAAGGATCAAGTGAGGCGCGCACCCAGTCTGCTCCTGCTGGGGTAATGACATCGCTTTGTTCGAGCTTGTGGAGGGGACGGTCTCCCATAGTTTCACGTCAACAGATACGTGCGTGTTTATGTCGGTTGATTAAAATTGCCAAAGTTTTCGCGATGGCGTAGTGGTGGGTCCTTAACAAAGACTTATATGGCAGGATCTTGGCCTTACACCCTGGTCATACTCCACTACACTATCGCTTCCTTTGCCCCATGCGCATCCTACTTACGAGGCGGGATGAGCGACAGCATGAGAACTGCCGCTGGGGACGCTGCTGTGCCGGCTAATTGCCAGCGGTTGTCGGCCGCGATGTGTCGCGGCCTTGGTACGCGCCTACGTATTCGGCGCCGTACTCCTGTGGAGGTTCCTCGCAGCGGAAATCGCGCTCGAGTGCTTCGAATAATCCCTTAGCCACAGTGTCGTCGGGTTCGTCGGCGATGGCGTAGCACGCCATGCGGAACTGTTCCAGCGATTCTTCGTCGTAGTCGGTATCGCGCATCGAAAACGCATCAGCACCGATGGCGTCCATCAAGTGGCAATCGTTGAACGGCTGGGTGCCAGCTAAGTTCGCCTTGTACGCGTCCTCGCGGTCCGTAACGTCCAAGCGCATGGTCTGACCACTCTGGACATACGTGTAAAAACCGTAGTTGCCGTTGCGGTCTGACTCGTGCCACATGCGCGTCGTGATGGCGCTCTCGGCATCGTAACCGAGCGTGACGCGCTCGACGGCGCGGACGACGGCGTTGGCGGTTGGTGGCGCATGGCCCTCGGCGGCGCGGAAGCCCATCGTCTTCGTGAGCGTGAGGCGGTTGAAGTCTTCGGCCTCATGCCCCGTGCGAAGGGACTTTGTCGTGAAAGCCAAGTTTTTCAGATTGCGGACCAGGAGTGGAGTGCTCGACACGGGCCCGTCGCCCTCGAGTCCGAAGAAGAACCGCGAGAGGAACTCGGTGAAGTTGACGTCCTCGGCGGTGGGCGAAAAGCCTGTGATCTTGATGCCGAACCACGCCATGCAAAGGTCGACGATGTCCTGCATCCAGATACACAGCGAGTCATCACCGAAGCACACGCCGAGCGAGTCCATGATCTCGTGACAGCATGCGGTGTCGGCACACACGCGCGACAGATTGTCGACGGTGACGCGGTCGCCATAGAATTCCGGATTCGGGCGCATGTCAGACTCGCGGTGCGATGGGCCGTTCGACATGTACGAACGCTCTACGAATGAGCCCCGGGGCAGGCTGGTGTCGGCAGCGCGTAGCATGCGGGCGCTGTACTTGAAAAACGAGACGCAAATGGTGTTGATCATCGTTGTGGTATAAAATCCACTCAAGTTGCGCGCCTCGGACAGCAGCTGTTCGTATTGGGTGCCCATGTCGCCCTCGCGACTGTAGTGTTTGAGCTTGCGGTCGATCTCTTGGTGCATCAGACGGCGGATCACAGAACGGTCGGTGGCGCTGATGGCCTTGTCCTCGCTCTCGCAGCAATCGACGAGAATCTCCGTGATCATCTGGCGGACCGCGTGCATAAATGTAGCGTCCATTTTCGACACGTCGCAGCTGTCCGGCAGCCGGAATGTGTCTTTGTTGTGCTTGTTGAAAGAGTGAGCAGTCTTGCGGACGAGTTCGGCCATCTCGTCGGGTGTCGCACCGGGCGCGTACCACGGGAAGACCTCGTGGTTCTTCATGCCGTCTACGAATGGCATGACGAACGTGGCGGTGTAGACAATTGAGATGAAATCGGCCGGCATGATCATGCGCGCGGCCTGAGACGCTGTCTGACCCTCTGGCTTGATCTGCAACTTTACATCCTCGCTCAGAAACGAATCGAGCGTGGCGAAGTAGATACGCCGGCGCGACGACCACGACTGGTCTGTCTCGTCCTCGGCGCGCGGCTCCAGCGCCGGAGCCGTCATGATGTTGCCGTCGGACGTGAGGCGCAGGGTGTCCCACGCAGTCTTGAACTCCTCAATCTGGCGGCGACGCACTGGATCATTCTTGGCCTCGAGCAGCTTGTCGAGGGCCTCCTCGATCGTGAGTCGCAGGAACTGGCCGTTGTGCCGCTTAAATTTGCTGCGCAGCGTCGACCGGTACGATGTCGCCAATTTCTCGAGCTTAGCGATGGCGCACTCGTTGTGCATGCACTCGGCCTCGGTGAGACCGGCCACGCACTCCTGCCATCGCTTGCGGCGAGCCTTCGCGCTGCCGTTTTCGTCGCTCCCTTTGTGGTACTTGCTCCAGCCTGGATAGCTGCCGGGCTTGCCTTTCTGCAAGGTGCGCGGCTTCTCGAGGCGCTGAGTACTGCTGTTTGTTATCTCGGCATTGCATCCAACCTTGACAGCAAGATTTGGAGTCATTATAGGACCCCACAATTGGACCCCCGGCAATGCTGAATTCGGGTACGCTGAGTCGGTGCCCCCGCCGAGCTCGGGCTTGGTGGCCTCGGCGCTCTCGTGCAAGACGACCGTCGGAGGCCGCTCGCAGGCGTAGGTGGACTCAGGCAGACTGCACAGAAGCGAAGCTTTTATGAGTCGGGCCACACTGTCGTTGCTCTCCTCGCTGGCGGGTGTAAATTCGCCATCGTACCGAGTGTGAGCGGCGCAGATGAGTTGGATGTTTTTCGCGTTGAACGCGTTACCACTCGCACCGGCTTTTGACACGCACGCCATGTACACGTCTTTGGGCAGCTTAAAGTAGACGCCGCCCACGCCGGTCCCGTCGCAGATGTGGACCTCGTCGTTTATGATCATCTTGATACCGTAGCCGCCGCCGAACTCGAAAGTTTCATAGCGATCTTCAGCCATGACTGTCGGGTACGTGTTGCGGACACATTTGTCCAAGATGAGGGGTCCACGACTGCCGGTGGTTGTCAAGCAGGTGCGCTCATTAGCGAGGTTAAGCTCGGCGGCGCGCGCTGCATCGGCAAGGTCGAGTGGAATTGTGTGATGGTACGAAGGACACAGTATGGTGAGACTCATTCCGCGCATCGGGCTGATCGAATGCCGTTGGCACTCGAACACGCCGGTCTGGCGGCCCGTTCGCTTGATCGATCTAACGAGGTACAGATCGTTCAGCTCGTTGCCTCTAAAACGGCCGTGTCCGAAACAGCCTCCGAGGAGGTTGTGCTTCAGGCGTGCGAGTTGAGTCTCGCCCTTCGGATAAAGACCAACGTGTCGAATTCGGTTGGTTTCGTTTTGTTCACCCTCGTCCATGGCGCGCATGTGGACGATAGAATCGTCGCGAGCGGTGAAATGCTTTAAGCCGTGCTCGTAGGTCGCCTTGTGTCCTGCACTGACAACGTCGACTGACTCCTGCAACCATAGTTGCCCTCGGTTGTCGGGTCCAGCACCCTTGAGGTAGTAACCGTACTTGCGTCCGTCAGTCTCGCCTCCGAGGTCGGCGACGATACGATCGACGGAAACGATCACAGCTCCGGCAAGTTGTTGGTAAACATCATTGCCGAGGTGGTGGCTTGTGTCGACGATCAGGATCACGCTGCGGGCGAGATCGATCTCCTGTACCTTCGTGGAGAATCGGTCATCCGCGAGGCACAGGCCCGCAACGCGGACTGATTTCGGCATCGAGCCTTCGAGTTTGGCATCGCGCGCACGAGCCCACAGGACCACCAGAGTGAACTCCAGAGTCTCGGCGAGGCGTGCGGCGGCGGCACTGCATGCGTGTCGTACGAACGCGCATCGCGAGTGCCGGTTGTCCTTCTGCCCTGGGTGGGCCTTGAACCAGTCATCGCGCGCAGAATCTGAGAATAAATCTTGTGTGAAGATGCTGCGTGTGGCGTTTATTGCGTGACTGGTGTATTTGATGACCGCCTGTTTGTGAGCGCACGAAAGCAACGCACGCTTGCAGCGCATCGCCAACTCGTCTTGCGAGTAGCCACCCGCGCGGCGGCGGGTGATTTCGAGCTTGGCTAAAAAGTGAGCCGGGCGGTCGAGCATGCGACGTTCGGATGTCGTGCTCAGAAGTAGGTAGTTCTCGTACAACGCGTCGTATAGCATGGCGTTGCCTACCGAATTTTCGGCACTGACGTATGCCTGTAGGAAGTCGAATGGTATTTTAGTAGCGATCCAGGTGATCTTCTTCAAGCGATCACTAGTCATGTCCGAGTGGCCGGGTAAGACGCGAACGTTCTCAGCAGTCAGCAACTGCCGAAGACTAAAGTACCCTCTGCCATCGGGAGTGGTGGCAAGGTACATGCGAATTACGATGCGCAGGTCGGTCATGTAGTCGGCCCACGGGTCAGCATTCCCGATCCCGATCAAGTCGAGAACGAGGGACATGCCCGCGATGCCGCCGGTTTTGGAAAGCCCTACAGGTTTTGCGGTGCCCCGGACGGACAGAGTGCGATTCACACCGCTCTCGTCCGTCAACACCTTCTCTATTGAGTCGGCGAACGGGTTGGTCAATTTGTCAGGCTCGTCGCTGGGCCTGAACAGGCTTTTCAGCCCTTTCATTGTGTTTTGTGTCTCTAGCGTTAGCCAGAGTATAAAGTTTTGAAAAGTTTGGTCGGAAACGTCCCCGCGG